TGGAAAAGGTTACCCTTAGCTTCCTCGACGTTCACTGCTATCTGTGCAAGAGCTATAGCATGAGCTTGCTTTTCAGCCAGTGTACCAATCTCATGTGCTAACTTAGCTTTCTTGTCAGCATCTGGGATGAACTTATCTAGTATGTCTGAGATAGGCCCAATTAATTTGTCTAGCATATTTACTCCTATTTAGTTCCTGACCAATGTTCTGCCATTGATCTAATGGCTTTAATGTTTTCGTCTATCCGTGCCATGCTCACAGCCTGAGTTTGCACTAAGTTTTCTAGTACCTCAATACGAGCTTCATCTTTGACGATACGCTCCTTATTGCTAACTACATTATTCTCTAAGTCTGCAAAGAACCATATTGCAGTTATTGTATAAGCGCCTATTCCAATCACCACCGATAGAGGAATGCTTTTATTTACGCTCCATGTGTCTTTGCTCATTTGTATTTCTTTCTGCTTAATTGGAAGTGAGGCCCATCAGGAAAACTCTTCCAGTCTCCACCCCACTCTAAGTCTACCTTTAATTCTTCAGCAGCAGCCTTCATAGCCTCATCTATAGGGTGGAAGTCTTCCCACTCCCAAGAGATAGGCCAAGGGGCTAAGTCAACTGCATGGCCTGTTATGTGTCGTGAGTTGAGTGTAGTAGACAGCCCAGCATTAAAAAGCTCTTTCTGTCGTACAGGGCTACGTAGACCTTCTAGTACAGTGAAGTCTACAGTGGAAATTGAGATAGCTTTAATTACGACAGCAGTGAGGTCAGGGTGTACCCCTGATAGCCGTTGTGTACTACGTGTTCCTAGTTTGTAAGTCATTCATCATTCCTTATTCTGGTGCGTTAGGCCAAGTGATGTCCGTAGGAAAGCCTTCCTGTTGTGGTAAGTCTCTAAGAGCCTGACGGTAGGTTATCATCAGTTCTGACATAGTTAAGTCACTACCTGCCGACCAATCAGTAGCCTGAAGTAAAGCGTTTCTGTCAGAGCGAACCTCAGCTACCTGACCTTCAAGTGCAAGATCATCCGCAGCAGCCTCATCATATACTTGATTAACACGTAAGTGTTCTGCATTAGGCCAATCGACACAGAACTCAGGTATGTTACCTTGGTCAACAACTATAATTCTTGTGACCAATCCACTTGTTATTTCTGCTAATTTTAACATTATACTGACCTCTTCTGAGCTATTGCAACAAAGCCGTTACCACCTTGACCTGTGTATAGATACATCCCACTATCATTAGCATTCTCTACCCTAATTGCAGCGCCCCCAGACCCCATCGAAGCTTGGGTTGCATCGTCTTGGTTTTCTGCGTAAAGAAAAGATGCTCCACTAGCTTTTCTGCCTGTTAGACCTTGGGTTACTACAGGTCTGTCTATGTTTGATAGCACTACTGAATACGGTGACGGGCTTTGTACCGCGTTAGTTTCGTTACTTATAGTTTCACCTGTTATATTTTGGAACAACCCATACGCAGCGGGGTTAACAGAGTCTAAGCGGGGGTACGCTCCCGCAACTCCAAATTCGGTGCTGACCAAAACGCCCCCGTCATCATTTCGAGTAGGATTGCCTTCAATACCTATGTCACCGCCTGTGCCTGCTGCACCTCCTGATACAATAGCTGGTGGACTGTTTGCTGTTGCACTTCCTTTTCCACCTCCACCACCTCCAGCGGTAAGACTTATGTTAACATTACCTGAGCCTAAGTTTGAACCTGTTACTGTAGTAGAACTACCTGCACTGCCATTCGCAACAGAACCCGGTCCAGTGGCATTAACCTGCGCACGTACTCCACCCGCACCAATTACCCAGCTTATGGTATCGCCAACTTGCACATCTACCGTTTTTGCCACATAGCCACCTGAAGCTCCCCCTTGTGCCCATGCTCTGCCAGTCGCAACGCCACCAACTGCTGCTTGAGTCGCGGCACCACTACCGCCGCCGCCGACAGCCTGAATGATTATAGTTTCATCTAGTGTTGCTGTAAAAGTACCAGAAGTATTGTTAATCTTGACCGTGTAGTCTCCAGAGGGGATTGGTAGGTTAGTCAGAGCAGCACCAGAAACAGCAGGTAAGGCTCCTGTTAGGTTAGCAGAGGTCAATGACGTAAGTCCTGATCCATCCCCGTTAGGAGTTAGTACACCAGTGGGGGTTACTTTATCTGATAGGTTAGCCATTTGTTATTCTCCTTCTGGGGCATTGGGCCATGTAATGTCTGTCGGAAAGCCAGCTTGTTGTGGTACATCCAAGAGAGCAGTTCTGTATGTAGCCCACTCAGCTTGCTTGTCAGACGTTAGCTCCGCCCAGCGTAAGTTGTTAGATACCAAAGGATCGACTACAGTCGTTAGGATGTTGTCACGTTCTTCACGAACAGCTTCTGCTGCACGGGCATCTGCCCCTGCCTCCCATGCTGCTTCAGTCGCGTCTAACTCAAGTTCTTCTTGTGCTGACATTTGGATGCGTATTCCGTTTACATTATTAAAACGTGCCATTATGAGTTAGCCCTTCCGTACATTGTGATAGTTCCGTAACCTATGTTTCCAGAGCTCATGAAGAACCTTACCGCGTCAACGGGTGTGTTACCGAAGGTTTCACCACCGCCAGTCTGCGTGGTGACCACCGATCCCCTAGTATAGAAAATATTCTGGGTTATTCTAGTTCGTGCAGTTGTGATATGTGGACCTAGTACATTGATAACCCCAGAAACCCCAATGTTGTCAGCTTGACCCGGTGTAGCCGGATCGCTGCCAGTGCCAAGGGGAGCGGCTGTCAATCGAAATTCTGTAGTGCCTGCGTTTGAAGCGAGGGGTGAGGAGTCATTTGTAGACCTATAAATCACACTTTGCTTGTAGGTATTAGTCCCTGATTCGTAGCTTGACCCACCATCTGTACTTGTTCTCATAAACAATTCAGCCGCATCTGTTTTAGGACCGACATTTAAAAGAACGAACTCATAGCTGTCGTACAGTGAGGCGTTAAACCCAGTAAAGTCTACTGTAGCATCGTCTGAAATGTCAGAAGAAGATATGAACGTCAGAGCGCCAGCAGATAGGCCAGTAAGGGCAGAGCCATCTATAGCTGGTAAAGCTCCCGTCAACTGACTTGAGCCAATAGTCTTGTTCGTCAGGGTCTGTGTTCCATCTTCAGTGACGACAACACCCGCTGGCGCACCCATCTGAGAGTAGATTTGCCAGTTGTTAGATGCGTAGATAAAAGTAACGCTCACGTTACCTATGTTCATTATGAGGTCAGATGAGTCACCCTCAATAGTGCTACCGTTACGTCCGATAGTTAGGTTGTTGATTGCCCAGTTTGCACCGTCAGCTACAACAACAACGTCCCCTGAAGTTGGAGTAGCAGGTAGTGTTAGTGTCCAAGACCCTGCTGATGTATCTGCGATGATACCTTCCCCAGCGGCTGCTGTGTAGTTAGCGGTTTTCTCTACGTACACGATGCCACCACCACCAGCAGCGAACTCCTCGAATAAAGTGTTAGCAGCGTTACGGATCATTAACTTACTGTTAGCTGTGTCGTACCACCACTGGTGAGCAAAGGTTGTTGTAGGAGCTGTAGAACCAGAGTTGTTTGATGCTAGAGCTTGGTAGGCTGAGTTCATGTCAGCCCTCATTGACGGGAAGCCTTGGTTAGCTAGTGTGAAGTCATTCTGCGACATTAGGGTGTTTCCTTTCCGAAGCCTCTGGCTACGTAGTCTAATTCAGTTTGAGTTGTTAGTTGGTTACCAACTGAGTCTTTAGCTGTTATGGTAAATCCAGAGTTTGTCTTATTTGTTATTTCAATGAAGTCTCCGCTTGCTAACCCAGTAACAGTTGAACTAACCGCTGGAACACTTGTTGTGTAGAAAGCATAAGGGAAGGTCACGGTAGTTGACCCAGTAAATTGTATGTCTTCTCCAGACTGAATTATATCTGGCATATCAACCTTGACTTCTAGCTTCGTAAGTTTTGGTGCTACGTCAAGGTTATTAGTAGTTAGGACTGCCCTAAACTTATAACCTCTCGCCAAGAAAGAACCAGCAGACAGGTTGTTAAAGGCAGTGAACGTAGCTGTTGCGGATGTAGGGTCATCTAAGGTCGTAGCAACTTGAATGGATGCTGTAGAGCCATCATACGCAGCAGGGTCTCCATCGAATAATCCCTCCCTGTCGTCAAAGTTTTCTGTTGGGTCGTCAAACTCCAGAGCGTAGTTCAACTGAATTATGTCAATAAAGGATTCAACGTAAGAGGTGTAAGTAGCTCCGAGATCAAAGACTGAGTTAAAGTCATACGTACCACTAGCTTGACCTAAGACCAGAGACAAAGAATTACCATCAACTACAGTAGTATTAGTTTTAGTGCCAAGGAAATTAGGGTTCTCCGTTATAGTCTGTACTAAATTAAGACCTATTGTATCAGAAGCCGTGATAGCAACTGTAGTTCCTGTTGCATTAACAGATTTGTTACCTAACTTGTCTACAGCCTTAATCAAGTAGGTTCCAGTCTGAGCCGCGACAGTAATGCTCGTAGCTGGTCTCGCAACCTTATCGACAAGCAATACGCTGTTAGACCACACAGCAGGTACATCCCTCGTAAATCGTATCTCGTATTGGCTGAGGTCGAGGTCGGGTACTGGTGACCAAGACAGTACAACTGTGGTTTGGTTTACGTTAGCGTTAATTCCTACCACATCCGCAGGGGGTGCAGCGAAAGGTCTAGCTCCGTAGTTTAGTTCTTCAGTGTAAGCGCCTCTCACACCAAATGTATTGATTGCTCTAGCTCTTATGTCAAAGGTAGCGTCAGATGTGTAGATTAACTCATAGTTAAGACCTGATCCACTACCAAGTGCAATGTAGTCAGTTGCAGAACTCAACTTATACTCTACTTCGTACTTGTCGATAAAGACAGAAGTAGCTGAGAGTTGTACATCAAGCACAGCAACAACCGTTTGGTTAGTGCTTCTGAGGCTAGTAGCGAGGGTCATTCCCACTAGCGGTACATCAAAGGCTGAGGGCAGAGTTGTGTTGTCCCTCTCGTAGAACACGCCGTCATACACTTGGTCGTACACAGCCTCAGCAGTCTCTCTGAGTACCATGTCTACCTGTAGGTCCAGTCCATCCGTAAGTCCAAAGGACCAGCTCTGTACCTCGAACTCCTTGAGTGTCCATCCAAACCTAGTGTTAGTTATCCTTATGTTGTCACCAATCTCTAAGGCAAGAGTACGTAGGCCAAAGCTAGCGTTCACTGTTAGCTGTTGTCTATTAGCCTCCAGCGCAATTAAACCTAGACGACTAGCTTCGAGGGAAAATGCTGTGTAAGTTAATGGTACGTCAGCAACTGACTCTTGTCCGTTATCAGCAGTCAAGAACGCAGCGTTAGTTACAGAAGGATAGTCTGTTACTTGCCAGTCTGACTCGTTACCACGAAAGGTTCCAGTTAGTGTATTAAAGTTATCTCTACGAGAGTGCCGTGTTGATACACCAATGCCAGACCTTAAGTCATCGTCTGTTAAGTCCATCACTGGGTTAGTCCAGTACGCAGGCTTCATCCTCCACTTACCTTGCCCGTACCAAATCTTACCACCCATAGCACTCACGAGATTGCTGAGATTGTCGTAAGGTGTGATTGCTGTAGTGAACGACCCATTACAAGTATACCTTGTGCTGGTCGAGGGGGAGGCACTAGCAGCGTTAGTTACGGTCTGGTCACAGATGTTAGCAGCAGCAATAATGCCTGCATCATCAATCTTAGCGTCAGCTTCAGACAACCCGTAGTCACTCTTTAAGTAATCTCTGAGGCACAAGGCAGGGTTAGCAGACCATACAGTTGAATTTGTACGAGGGTCGAAGAGCTTCTTACCCTTAACGATAGCAGTTATTGCAGGGATGCCATTCGGGTAAGCGTCTTGATCGTACTCAAACCTAGCGTAGATGTAAGCGATACCAGATAGTGTACAAGCATTGCTCCAGTGGCTAGATTCAGACACAAGTGTTGCGTTAGCAAGTTGAGTGTCTGTCCCCAGACCTGTGAGTATACGCATCTTGCCAGCAACGGCTGTGTTAGTCACGTTACCACTACCGTCTAGTGTAAGGGCTTCGTCATTAGCGTAGAACGTAACAAAGCTGTCTACTTCATGTCCAGCGACAGCAATGATACGGTGGAAAAACTTGTTATCAGCGCCTGTAGCTTCTTCGTAGATTATAGGTCCACCAACTTTTACCTCACCATAAATAACTTGGTGGTCTTGCGCTGACCCCCTAGAGTTTACTGTATATCCTCTGGAACCTGCTTGACTTTGTGCAGACGACTTGGGAGCTAAAGCCTTCATAATAATTGAAGTCACTGCTGTTATGGCAAGGTAACCTACA